TGTCGACAAAAAATCCCCAATCGGGTCAAATCGGGTCAAAACGGACAGGGATGGGCAAACTTTTGTCAAGATCGATAGTGACTCACCTTTTTCCGCACCTGACCAATCGGGGGCTAGAACGGAATGACCAAGCGCAAGGGCAACACAAAACCGCGCTTACAAAACGCACCGATTAAAGGCAAGAGTCGCATTGATGAAGTCAAAAAGTTTCTGACTGACTGCAATCTAGAGCTGCTGCCGTGGCAAGAATACGTTTTAACCGACATGCTGAAAGTCGACACTAAAGGCATGTTCAAAAGGCGCACCAATCTGTTGCTGGTAGCAAGACAGAATGGAAAGACGCACCTAGCACGTATTCGCATCCTTGCTGGCCTGTTTGTTTTCGGTGAGAAAAACATAGTTGCTATGTCATCCAATCGTGGCATGGCTTTGGACACTTTCCGCAAGGTTGTGGAAGTCATTGAAGATAACCCACACCTAGCCGCGCAGGTCAAACAGATCCGCGTTGCCAATGGTCAAGAATCGGTAGAGCTGTTATCCGGTGCGCGGTATGAGATTGTGGCGGCCACGCGTGATGGCAGTCGCGGAAAAACTGCCGATTTGTTATACATTGATGAATTACGCGAGATAGATGAAGAATCGTGGACTGCGGCTAAGCCAGTCACGCGCGCGCGCCCTAATAGTCAGATTGTGATGACGAGTAACGCAGGGGACGCGTTCAGCACCGTGCTCAATGATCTACGCGCTAGGGCTTTATCGTATCCACCTGCCACGATGGGTTACTGGGAGTATTCGGCAGACGACTTTGCCAAGATAACCGACAAGAACGCGTGGTATCAGGCCAACCCGGCACTTGGCTATTTGATCGATGAGGAAACCATTGCCGATGCGATAGCCACGTCCAGCGTTGAAGCAAGTCGCACCGAAACCTTATGTCAATGGGTTTCAGCATTAAAGTCGCCCTGGCCTTATCGCGCATTTGAAGATTTAACGGTGCAGGATCTCAAAATTGAGCCGGGTCGACTCACTATCTTTGGCATGGATATATCGGTCAATAAAAAGATGGCTAGCCTTGTGGCAGGCCAAGTGCAAGATGATGGCAAGATTGCCGTTGGCGTGATTGCTCAGTTTGAAAGTCAGGTTGCCATTGACGAACTGAAGATGGCTGTGGAAGTTAACGATTGGGCGATGAAATACAAGCCTAGAATGATTTGCTTTGATAAATACTCGACCATGAGCGTTGCCGAACGGCTGGCACTAAGTGGACACAAAATCCAAGATATGTCTGGGGCTGTATTTTACCAAGCCTGCTCAGACCTCTATGATGCGATTGTGAACGCGCGAATCGTTCACATCGGACAGGCTAGCTTGGTGGACTCCATGAATAACTGTGCGGCTAAGGAAACTGATGCGGGTTGGCGAATCGTGAGACGAAAGTCAGCCGGGGACGTATCAGCGGCAATTAGCCTTGCAATGGTTGTCCACCAGCTGCTTAAACCACAAAGCAAACCACAAATCATTGTCTAAAATGTCGGCAATGTCCGTTTTGTGTGGTATCCTTAAACGATGGGTCTTTTAGATCGTTTTCGTCCTGCGAAAATAGAAGCGCAAGCTGCACCGCAGCTGATGACCGATTCATTCGGTTTCTACATGCCTACCGTGTTAACTCCGGTCGGTCGCGATGAAGCTGTAACAGTTCCAGCGGTTGCTCGATGCCGCAATTTAATTGCTTGCACAATCGGCGGTTTGCCATTGCATCTTTACAAGAAATCTACCGGCGAAGAATTAGGATCTCCAATTTGGTTAGATCAACCAAGCGCACATCAACCACGCAGCGTCACAATTGCATGGACTGTTGACTCTCTTTTGTTTTATGGCGTTGCATATTGGCGCGTTACAGAAGTTTATTTTGATGATGGTCGTCCAGCGCGTTTTGAATGGATTGCACCAAGCCGCGTAACGTTTACAACGGAACCAAATAGCAATTACATTATCGAATATATGATCGATGGCGAACGCGCACCAATGTCAGGTCTTGGATCACTCATTACATTCCAATCACAAGATGACGGCGTTTTGCAACGCGGCGCACGTGTATTGCGTAGTGCAATTGATTTAGAAAAGGCGATGCGTGTTGCAACATCAACGCCAATGCCTTCCGGTGTCATTAAGAATACCGGCGCAGATTTACCACCAGCCGAAGTGCAAGGAATCTTAGCTGCATGGAAATCTGCACGTGAACAACGTTCAACCGCGTATTTAACATCGACGCTTGATTATCAGCCAACATCATTCTCGCCTAAAGACATGATGTTTGTGGATGCGGTTCAAGCGACTTGCACACAGATTGCGCGCATGATGAACGTTCCGGCTTATTACATCAGCGCGGATCAAAATAATTCTATGACATATTCAAACGTCCAAGATGAACGCAAACAATTCTTGGCTTTATCTCTCGCACCGTATATCAACGCAATTCAAGACCGTTTGTCAATGGATGATGTCACGGCGCGAGGCAACATTGTTAAGTTTGACGTGGATAGCGCATTCTTGCGAGTAGATCCAATGGAACGCCTAAACGTCATTGAAAAAATGCTATCTCTCGGCTTGATTACCATCGATCAAGCAATGGAAATGGAAGACCTAACACCAAATGGAAACACCGATGTTACTTCAGTTCAGTAGCCCAATCGAAAGCTCCGACAACGAGCGGCGCATCATCGCAGGCAAAATTGTGCCATTCGGTGAAGTGGGCAATACTAGCGCAGGTGCAGTTGTCTTTGCTAAGGATTCGATTAGTATCGAAACACCTAGCAAAATCAAAATGTTATTTCAACACAAAAACGACAAACCAATTGGTCGTATGCAAAAGTTCCAAGTCACCGAAGATGGAATCTACGCACAATTCAAGATGAGTTCCAGCCAACAGGGATCTGATGCGCTCATTCTTGCGAGCGAAGGTCTTGTCGATGGATTGTCAGTTGGCGTCGAGGTTATCTCATCAAAGCGCAAGAAAAATCACATCGAAGTCACGGCGGCAGTCCTAAAGGAAGTCAGCCTTGTCGAATCACCTGCATTCACCAATGCAAACGTTACTAAAGTTGCCGCCAGCGAAAGCGAAGCGGAAGAAACAAACCAACCAATTACGGAAAGTGAGGCTATCGTGGAGAACACTCCAGAGCCAACAGTTACACCGGTAGAGGTTGCTCCAGTAGAAGCCGCACGTCCAACGGTTAGTGCATCTTTTTACACCGAGCCACGCTCACCAATCAAGACCAAAGCTCAATATCTTGAGCATTCAATTAAGGCAAAACTCGGCAATGCTGATTCAGCAGAATGGGTAATGCACGCAGATGCACAAGCTGCTAAGGCACTTACCGCAGCCGATGATTCATTCACAACCAACCCTGCATTCAAGCCAGTTCAATATGTCAGCACCGTTGTTGACACACTTATCGGATCGCGCCCTGCAATTGATGCAATTGGATCACGCGCAATTCCAGCAGCGGGCATGACCATCAGCGTTCCAAAAATTACAACCTCTGGAACCGTTGCAGAAACCGATGAAGGTGCTGCACCATCTGAAACCGGCATCGTCAGCTCCTATGTCAATTTGACTGTGAAGAAGTACGCTGGATTGCAGCGTTATTCGGTTGAATTGCTAGAGCGCAGCGACCCTTCATTCTTCCAAGCAATGCTTGACAACATGCAGCGCGCATACAACAAGGCAACAGACGCAGCAGTTATCGCAGCACTTACATCAGGCGGAACACAAGCAACAGCAGTTGCAGCAACATCCGCAGGCATCATCTCCTACGTCTCAACCGAAACACCAGCTGCGTACTCAGCAACAGGCGAACTTGCGACACGTTACATTGCCGGTACTTCTCAGTGGGGTCTACTCATGGGAGCAACCGATACAACAGGTCGCCCAATTTACTCAGCAGCACAGCCTTACAATGCAGGCGGATCTGCAACACCATCTTCACTTCGTGGAAACGTTTTGGGTCTCGATCTTTATGTTGATCCAAACGCTGTTTCAACAACAATTGATGAGTCTGCGTTTATCGTAGTTCCATCATCTGTTGCAATTTACGAATCACCAGTTCTACGCCTAAGCACCAACGTTCCAGTTTCCGGCGAAATCGAAACATCACTCTATGGCTATTTGGCTTGCGGTGTTCTCGTTGCTGGCGGCGTTCGTCGCTTTAACCTAACCTGATAGGTAAGTAGTTAATGTTGATCCCGGCGCACAGCCCTTGCGCCGGGATTAACCCACAGAAAGGATAAAGATGGCAGCCACATACGTTACCGAAGCTGAATTGCGCTCTGCGCTTGGTATAGGCAATCTTTATTCATCGGCAGTTGTTGAAGAAGTTTGCCAAGCTGCTGAAAACATTGTTAAATCAAAACTTTGGTTTAACGATTATGCAATCGTGGCGCATGAGTCGACTACCAGCGTTGCGACAATCTATACAAGCGTCCCACATGATTTTATTGTTGGTCAGACCATCACCGTTCAAAACGCAGGTGCGAAATACAACGGATCTAAGACCGTAACTGCTATCGGCACTTTCTTTGTCAAATACGCAATCAATAATGCGACTGCCGAAGCGTATAACCTGCTTGTTCCATGGGGCAAAGTTTATGGAATTACGCACATTGATTACGAAACAATGCCAGAAGTTAATCAAGCAACACTTATGATTGCAGTCGATATATGGCAGGCACGTCAACAGTCTAACGCTGGCGGCATATCACCAGATTTTCAACCATCGCCATATCGCATGGGTAATACTCTTATGGCTCGCGTTCGCGGGTTACTTGCGGATCACCTAGCACCGGGCGGTCTAGTAGGATGAGCGCAATCACCACCCTACGAGGAACAATCGCGACTGCACTAGCTGATAATGCGGTCTGGCAGGTGTTTTCCTTCCCACCTGCTAGTCCGCTTGCTAATAGCATCGTGGTTCAACCCGATGATCCATACATTGAGCCAAGCAATGACCATTACAAAACGGTCAAGCCAAAAGTTAATTTCAAACTTGTTGTGCTTGTGCCGATGTTTGACAATCAAGGTAACTTGACCAACATTGAAGATTTTTATTTGAACATCGTTAATAAACTAGAAGCGTCATCGATTGCCTATACAATTGGCACGTTTAGCGCACCAGCAGTCTTGACCGGAACAGTAGGCGATCTATTATCCGGTGAAGTATCTATCAGCGTTCTCTCAGATTGGAGCTAAAATGGCTGAAGTAGACAAAGAGCGCGAGGCTTTTCTGATCAAAATCGGTCAAGTAGAGCCAGTCGCAAAACCAACACCAACCGCTAAGAAAGACGAGGAATAGCCAACATGGCAGTTTTCTTGAATAACAAGGTCGGACTTAAGATCAACGCAGTCGATCTTAGCGACCACGTAACAAGCGTCACCCTCAATCAGGCATTCGATGAACTCGAAGTAACTGCAATGGGCGACTCATCACACAAGTTTGTGAAGGGATTGGAATCGGCAACATTGACCGTTTCATTCCTCAATGACACCGCAGCTGCAAACGTTTTGGCAACACTTTCAGGCGCATTCGGTACAACCGTGGCCTGCAAGATGCTCAACGATAAAGCCTCAGCTGTAAGTGCTACAAATCAACTTTACACCTTTGATATTTTGGTCAATAACTTGACACCAATCAACGGTGGTACAGGCGATCTCAGCACTCAGGATATTACCTTCACGGTAAACAGCGCAGTAACAGCCGCTTCATCCGGCACGTTCTAAATTAGGAGCAATGGGCAATGGCTAAGTTAATAATCACAAGGGCAGATGGCACACAGAGTACGCACTCTATAACGCCAAGTGTGGAATATGCGTTTGAGCAGCAATTTCGTAAAGGCTTTCACAAAGCGTTTAGGGAAGATGAAAAGCAAGAGCATATTTATTGGCTGGCTTGGGAATGTCTGCGCCGCGCAGATGCTCCGGACGTTAAACCTTTCGGTGCAGCGTTCTTGGACACACTAGCTGCGGTGGACGTGGTTGCAGATGATTCCCCAAATGGCTAACGCGCGATTCCTTCACGTATAGAATCGCTCAACTGAGCATTCATACTGGGATCGCGCCAAGCGAGTTTATTAACATGGATTCAGATCTGCTTAAGGCTTTCATCGAAGTCTTAAAGCAACAGGCAAGGGAAAGAGAAAATGCCAGTCGAGGTAAAAGGCGTCATAGAAGCTAGAAAGATTCTGCGCCAATTATCGCCCGGCATTCTCAAAGAATATAACGCACAAATAGCCAAACCATTGAAAGTTATTGCCAAAGATGCGAGATTTAAAGCCCCAAACGAAATCGTGGGTTTGCGCAACTTTAATTATCCTGGCTATGACCGCAAATCAATTATTGAAGGACGCAGACCGTTCCCATCATACGTGCCGGGGGTTGTACGCCGGGGCTTGACCTATTCGTTAGCCAAAAGCCGCGCTAATCGATCAGGATGGGTTTCGCTAGTCAGCATGCTTAACAAATCTGCCGCTGGCGCAATTGTCGAAACTGCTGGACGCCGTAACCCAAATGGACGCGCTCAAAGTAAGTCAAAGAATCCCAATGCTGGTCAGCAATTTATCTCAGCACTCAACACAGATATTGGCGGTTTAAAGCAAACAGGCAAGACGGCTAAAACCCAAGGTCGCCTAATGGGTGCAGCATTGGCGGAAGATCAAGGCCAAGTCCAAGCCACCGTGCTGAAAGTATTAGATCAAGTGGCGCGCGTAGCCAATCAAAAGATAGCGGGGTTATCACGTGGCAATTAAGTTTCCCATTGTTACCACTTTTGATGACAAGGCCGTAAAGAAAGCCGATAGCGCATTCAAGTCGCTGGGGAAAACATTTTTAGGCGCGTTTTCCGTTGCTAAAGTTGTTCAATTCGGTAAGGCATCTATCAAAGCTTTTATGGAAGATGAGGCCGCAGCTTCTCGACTTGCCAAGACCGTCAATAACCTTGGACTTGGCTTTGAAAATGCTCGCATCACTCAATTCATCTCAGATCTTGAAAAAGCCAGCGGTGTCACAGATACAGATTTGAGGCCAGCGTTTCAGGCCTTATTGACCACCACAGGATCAGTAGCCAAGTCTCAAGAATTGCTGGGAACTGCACTGAATATCAGCGCAGGCAGCGGCGAAAGTCTTACCACGGTAGCCAATGACTTGAGCAACGCTTTTATTGGTAACACCAAAGGATTAAAGAAATACAAGCTCGGTTTATCACAGACTGAACTTTCCACAATGTCGTTTGCTGACATTACGGCTAGATTGAATGACCAGTTTGCCGGTCAGATGCAGGCCAACCTTGATACTTATGCCGGCAAGATGTCGTTGCTTAAAGTCGCATTTGACAATATGCAAGAGACAATCGGCAAAGGTTTGCTCGATGCGTTTGCCATTCTTGGCGGTAATCAAGGAATTGGCGGGACAACAACTGCAATGCAAGAGTTCGGCGATGCAGTAGCCGATACAACACGCGGTGTTGCGACCCTTGTGGCTGCATTCAAGAATTTAAATACTTATGGATCAACAGCCTTAGATTTATTAAGAAATATCGATCCATTCAATCCACTTGGCAGCGTATTTGGTTATGTTCGCAATATCGGCAAACCTCAACCCGCGCCATTCCGGACGCCAATGACCATATCCGGTTCGACCGATTCCCAGACCAAGATTGACGCAGCGCGCAAGAAAGCCGAAGCCGAAGCTGCTAAACGCGCTAAAGAATTACTTGCATTGACCAAAAAGCAAGTCAAGGCGCAAGCAGACTTAGCCAAAAAGAAAAAAGAAGAAGGCATCCTAGGCGAGATTGCCAAGCGTTTTGATATGGAGCGCATCCAAATTCAAGCGGCTCTAGCCGGACAATTGACCGAAGTTGAGAAATTGCGTTTACAGTTAATGCAAGCGATCCTCGATGAGGACGTTAAACGTGCCATCATTTTAGAAGGTCAACTAATCAAAGCGGAATCCGCAGCTGCCGAATTGGCATCATTGCTCGATAGCCTTGATGAGATGGTCGGTGATCCATTCGTGGATTGGCCTGCCAAAATCACTCGCATCCAAGAACTGTTAAAGCAATTGAATATCAAGATTCCAATTGAGACGTTGTTTGCTGAAAAGGGTCTTAAATTAGACCAAAGCACAATGAGCGTGACCAAATTAGAACGGATGGACGTCAATGCCAATAACGTTTATATCAATGGCGCAATGGCTGGTGCTACCGCCGCGCTTGGGACTTCCCCGGCAAGTTCCGTCCTCGATGCCGCAGCTGCGGCAGGTTACAGAGCTGCGGATCCAATTATCAGCCCTGCGGTCGAAGCCCATGCAGACGCTTTATTGGCACTCGCAGAATCGGAATTGGCTTTGGCTGACTTGATGTTGATTGAATCCGGTGGTACGCCGAGTGTTGAAGTCAACGTCAATGTTGAAGGTTCGGTCATAGCCGAACAAGACCTCACGGCAACGATTCTTGATAATTTATACAATTACCAGCGCGCAGGCACGGACATTCGGGTTAGTAGCATAGCAATCTAATGGCAGCCCCTACACTTCGAGTATTTGTCGATTTTGACAGCGATACGGCTTTCGAGACCAATCCGCTCATTCTAGGATCAGCGACTAAAGGCATTCTTGGCACAAACCGTTTAGGTTCAGGCACCTTGCCAGTCGAGATTACTAATTTGGTCAGCAAAGTCTCAATTCGCCGAGGACGTAACCGCATCACAAACAAATTTGAATTTGGCGAGGCAACAGTCAGCCTTTACGACCAAAATGGCGATTGGAATCCCAATAATCCAAACGGTGCCTATTATCCAGATTTAGTGCCATTGCGGCAGATTATTATCTACGCGACCTATCTTGGCGTGGATTATTACTTATTTTCAGGTTTCATCACAACCTACGACAACACCTTCAGACAAGGCAACGATGATTTATCAAACGTCATGCTTAAATGCGTTGATGGATTTAAGTTATTAGCTGGATCATCGGTCACGACCGTTACAGGCGCACCGGCTGGTCAATTGTCGGGAGCGCGTGTCAATGCCATTCTGGATGCGATTGCTTGGCCTCAGAGCCTTCGGGTAGTGGATACGGGTGACTCAACCTTACAAGCTGACCCCGGAACGTCCAGAACGGCCTTAGAAGCCCTGCAAACGGTGGAAAATAGCGAGTTTGGTGGTGTCTTCGTTGATTCACAGGGCGAAGTCAGATTCATCAGCCGTACCAATCTCATTAAAGCCCCGGCGACTTCGCTTTACAGTTTCTCAGATCTTGGCGGTGCAATCACTTATACCAATGCGGTTGTGGCTTTTGACGACACAACAATCCTCAATTCGGTCAGCGTCACACGCTCAGGCGGTACGGCTCAGACCGCATCGGATCAAACGTCAATCAATACGTACTTTCTGCATTCAGGTAAGCGCGATGGCATTTTGGTTCAGACGGATACCGAGGCGCTCAATCAAGCCCAAGGCATTCTGGCTACTCGCAAAGATCCAGAAGTTCGCATCGATAGCATTCAACTGAATCTTTATGACGACATCAATCCCGATAAGCCTAAAGCTGGCGTAGATCTTGAATTGCTCGATGGCGTGACCGTTACCAAGGCAATGCCGGGTAATACTTCAGTCACACAGAAAAGTCTTATTAACGGCATTAATCACGACATTACCAAGTCATCATGGATGACGACCCTATTCACGGCCGAACCTTTATTGGCTGGATTCGTGTTGGATTCCGCGATTAGCGGTATAATCGGCATAGACGTACTGACGTACTAAGGAGACACATGGCAGGCGCAGGCTACAAATTATTCGCAACAGGGGATGTGCTTACAGCTGCCCAAGTTAACACATATTTACAAGAGCAAGTGGTCATGGTGTTTGCCAATGCCGCAGCTCGCACAACCGCGCTTAGTGGCGTTTTGGCTGAAGGAATGGTCACTTATCTAAAAGACACGGATGCGCTTGAAATCTATTCTGGTGCAGCATGGGTTGGTTACGGATCTGGTGACATTACAGGAATCACAACTGGCGCAACTTCGGGTTTGACGGGCGGAGTTACAAGTGGAACTGCTGATCTCAAGTTTAACACAACTGCCAAAGGTGGATTGTTAGTAGGTACGGGATCGGGAACGGTTAGCGAATTGGCGGTCGGTAGCAATACACAGGTTTTGACTGCCGATTCCACAACTGCAACAGGATTAAAATGGGCTGCCGCAACCGCTAGTTCAACTTTCGCAGGTGTTCGTTTATATAATACTGTTGATCAAAGTATCGCAAATAATACGGAAGTTGCATTAACTTGGAGTGCCGAAACATACGATACTGATAATTTCCATAGCACATCAACCAACACTTCAAGAATAACAATTCCAAGTGGAAAAGCAGGTTATTATTTATTTACTGGTAATTTGAACTATAATAAAAATGCCACTGGCGAAAGATTTATTATACTCAAAAAAAATAATACAAAAGTAAATCAACAATCGTATGGAAATTTTGGTTCCGGAGCATATACGGACGTAAATATAAGTGATGTTATCAATTTAGCGGTTGGCGATTATATTGAATTATTTGCTTATCAAAGTTCTGGGGCGAGTCTAAATATCATAATGAACAATGGCGGTGTGTACGAAAGTCAATTTTCAGTAACTTATTTAGGAGCATAATATGGAACTTTGGGAAAAAATTATTGGAATTTATCCAGAAATAAAACCAACTGATAATTTTAGGCAATTAGGAATTTTTTTAGTAGATGATAGTGACGGTCTTGGCGCCTATATTGAAAAATGGGAATATCCAAAACCAATTCCTGCCGGTTTAAAACTTGGAAAATAATGCCTAAACTGTGCAAAGCGGGGCAACAGTTACGCGAGCAAATTGACGATGCGTTCCCCGATAGAGATCGAAGTAGTGATGGATGGCTCGGTGATACGCGTCATGCAGCGCGTAAGTCCGATCACAATCCTGATGCTAAGGGCATTGTACGTGCCATCGACATTGACGCTGATCTCAAATCCCACGCATCCGAAGCGTTTGACCTTGCTGATCAGCTTCGATTACTTGCCAGATCTGATAAACGAATTTCTTACGTGATTTTTAATTCCAAAATTGCATCGTGGAAATTGAATTACGCGTGGAGATCTTACAAAGGAATTAACCCGCACAAAAAGCATGTCCATATAAGTTTTACTGTTAAGGGCGACGATGATGGCAGTATGTTCCGAATCCCCATCTTGACTGGAGAATCAAATGCAGGAAATCAAAGCAATAGCAGCATCGTGGGCAAGATCGTTTCTAGCAGCGGGAATAGCAACCTACTTAGCGGTGGGTTGGGATGCACCTGCAATTGTCAATGCTGCTCTAGTCGCGAGTCTGCCTGTCATCCTTCGATACTTAAACCCTAACGATGCAGCATTCGGACGGCGATGACACCTGCTGAATGGGCGGCGTTTGTCGCTGCCATACTTTCATGCTGCGCACTTATTGTCGGCGGGCTTCGTTACATTATTCGTCATGAAGTGCCGGGCATTCTTGAAGCTTCAAACATCGTGTCGCGCATCGATAAACTTGAGTCAATGGTTTTAGAATTGCTGACTAATGAGCGCAAGAAAACCAACAAAAAGCGAACTCGCCGCTAAACGCAAGCGCAAAGAAGCTGCTGCGCGCCGTACCGGTGAACCGCTAAAACCTATTGACATCTGGGCTGCTCAGATTGTTGAATGCTATGAAGCTTTAGTGCGCGCTGGATACGGTGAAGATCGAGCCAGATGGTACATCGAGGAACAGATGCGATTACCAGATTGGATCGTGCCGAATCCCGAACATCAATACGAGGATGACGAGGACGAAGATTAAGCGCATTGTCGTTATATCGGATTTGCAAGTTCCCTACGAAGATAAGAAAGCCGTCAAAAATGTCGCTCAATTCATCAGAAAATACAAACCTGATGACGTTTTATGCGTGGGCGATGAAATCGACTTCCAAACAATTAGCCGATGGTCATCCGGTCGAGACGAGTGGTCTGGCAGTATTGGTCGAGACCGTGACCGAACTGTCGAAGTCTTGGCCGAATTGCAGGTTCAACATCTCAGTAGATCCAATCATTCAGCCAGACTCTACAACTCACTAAGCAAACGCCTACCCGGATTGATTGGCTTGCCAGAGCTGACAATCGAGCGGTTTCTACGGCTAGACGAATTAGGCATCACCTACCATCACAAGCCATACCAATTCCACGAAGATTGGGTCATGGTGCATGGTGACGAACAAAGCACCAAGCCAAATGGCGGTTTAACGGCCTTAGAAGCCGCTAAGAGGCATGGAAAGAGCGTGGTGTGTGGTCATACCCACAGGCAGGGCATTTCGTCTTTTACAACGGCTTCTGGGGGCGTTTTAACAGGTATTCTGACAGGCTTTGAGGTTGGGCATTTGATGGACGTATCGAAAGCCCATTACACACGTGGGACATTCAATTGGCAGCAAGGTTTCGGGATTATCTATATTGACCGCAAGCGTGTGCAACCTGTTGCGATTTCAATTGAGAAAGATGGCAGTTTTATTGTGGAAGGCAAGCGTTTCGGGTAAAATAGCCTAAACCGCCGTTACTACCCTACCTAAGCTTGGGTGTGTGCGGCGGTCTTTTTTGGGCGTGTCGTTGACAAAATAGCATTTAACCCTTCAAAATAGGTATTGAAATCCTATTTGAAAGGGGATTTGAATGGGCGTAATACGATTCGATCATAAGTCCGGGGCATATACGGACGGTAAAGTCTATGTGAAAGCCAGTTTCATTAGACAGTATGCGAAATCCAAATTAGGCATCAGTCAAGAGCGCGGCAGATTAAGCCGTGAGGTTTTGGCTGCGTACTTTCTCGATGTTCATGGGGTGAGTGCAGATGTCGAATAACTTTACAGCTGAACAGATTGTCATAATCACCATTGGTCTTGGCTTTCTTGGTTTATTTATTTATATTGCTATCGATTCAATTTATCAAAGGGGCTATCAAAATGGGTACGCAAAAGGGTTCACCCGCGGCAAAGTCGTGGCGAGCGAAAGATTTATTGACTGATGCGGCAGACACGATTACTGAAAGAGGGGCAACGCATGGTCATTACGACCTCACAATGCTGCGAACAGCGCAGCTTTGGTCAACCTTCTTGGAGCGTGAACTTGACCCGGCAGACGTTGCAATCTGTATGGCATTGGTCAAGCTCGCAAGAATTATGGAAACTCGAAACGTTCACGATTCTTGGCTGGACGCAGTCGCCTATTTCGCTATCGCCGGCGAACTCGCAGTCAAAGATTGGAATGATTTGGATGCTTTCTAGATCGCCCAAAGGTCAATGGTGCGATTACTGCAAGATGCAATGGGGCGTCAATCATTGGAAAGGACAAACGCAAGCCGTTTGGCAAATTACAAGTAAACGACCCGGCAGACAAATTGTTGTTAGGCATTACTGTCAGGCTTGCGCCAATTACGTTCAAGACTGGGGTTCGTACACGTGGACACTCAGAGAACAAATCGAATATGCACAAGGGAAGGAAACATTAGATGTTCAACTTGGAGAATTATGAAGATGTCGACACACGAATCCACAACTTTTACAAGAAGTTTGAAGATGGCTCAATCCTTACTGAGCTTGTCAGCAATGACGAAGAAAAAGGAACGGTCATATTTAAGGCAACTGTTTATCGTACTCATGTTGATACTGCTGCTTCCGCTATTGGTTATGCGCGTGGTCAGCGCAAAGATCGTGGCGTTGATCGTGATTTTTGGTTTGAAAATTGTGAGACTTCTGCAATTGGAAGAGCCTTGGCGAACCTCGGATTATCTGCTAAGGGAAAGCGAGCAAGTAGTCTGGAAATGGCTAAGGTTAACGACGCTAAAAGCGAGCCTGCACCCATACGTGTACGGACTGAAGCACAAAAAGATTTCATACAGGAGAACAACCCAGCCGCACAAATTGTTTGGGATACGACTATCGAACCGCCGGCAGACGTTCTGACGCTCGATGAAGCGATTGAAAATGTTATGAATGGCGTCAAAGCTGAGATTGTGCCTAATTGTGCGCACGGTGTACGCACACTTCGAGAGGGAACCGGCAAGAAAGGTGCTTATCGTGGATGGATGTGTCCATTACCGTACAAGCGCAAAGCTGAGCATTGCCAGCCAATATGGATGGTTTTAGATCCATCTGGTCGGTGGAACTTTAGACCGGAAGATGAGGACAGGATTGCCGGATGACAAATGTACAAAACATGGGCTTTTATGTACAGATCTGCTGCGATGTGTGCGGTAAAGCTGCACCGTTGAAAGAAATCTTGATGGAAGAATCATTAAGTTGTTTATGCGAAACCTGTTGGGACGATATGCTTGAGAGAGCAGGTGATGAATGATGCTAATCTTAGAAAGATCGATGGACGTGTGCGACAATTGCAATGAGCCTATAACTGCGGGGGCAGCCAAGCCTTGCGAATGCCGCACTTGTCACGTGAGGAGTAACTAGTGAGTAAATCGCGTAAAGTCAGAGGTCGCGAAACCGAGCGGATATTAGCACAATATCTGCGTAATCATGGATGGGAACATGCCCATCAAGTCGGATCAGGTGCAGCAGGGTCAGATATTCAAGGGATTGACGGATTAGATATTGAAGTCAAAGCTCGTACCAAATTTGACCCTAAATCTTGTATGCAGCAGCTGAAAGACCGCAAGACCGAGGGACTAGGTGTAGCCGTCATGCGCCTAAACGGTCAAGGAGAAGCCGCCATCGATGATTGGGTGGCGGTACTCCGAGTAGAAGATCTTGTTTATTTACTAAAAGCCAATGGCTATTGAGCCGAAACTTATCCACCGGTGCAAAGGTTGTGGACTATGGATCTATGGCAAAAGAAATTATTGCGAACAATGCGACACGCCCAAAATTACGCACGAAAACTAAGTAAACTTGACAGCGTTGGTATGCTCAGACTCTCGCAAAGCCTGAGAGGCAGCTTTGCCGCGAGGCGAGCATTGGCCAGAGGTCTGTTTATTGCGAGCATGGCAATTGCACTAAGCTGCGCTACAACAATAAAAGCAACTGCAAATGAAAAGCCATATCACGTTATGAATGTGAAACTATATGCTTACAACAAACTAAACTGGACTGAGTTTCAATGCTATAACTGGCTTATATTCCAAGAAAGTCGTTGGGATTATCGTGCGCGAAATGGATCGCATTATGGTTTAGGTCAGATGAGATCTAAATGGTATGGCACACTTAATCCCTATGAGCAGATTGATGCACATTTGATATATGTCAAGCATCGATACGGCAATGCATGTAAAGCTTATGATCATTGGGAGAAATACAGATGGCATTAGATCAAGCCATTGTGGCTTTCATAAGCAATCATGCTGATAAAGGGAAAGAATGGATTGCTGTACGTTTAGATTTGCATCCTATGAATGTAGCCAGAATTGCAAGTCAACATCGTATATCGCTACGTAAGGTGGGCGAAAACAGAGGCAGAAAGCCTAACCCAAACAGTAGAGCACAAAGACGTGTAGAAAATAGGGAAATCCGTGAGTTAGCAATTGAACATCCAAAGGTACGGATGATTTTGGCTTCACGTTATGAAGCCAATCCCAAAGGTCGTTTACGTACAAGACATTGGAAGAAACAACGTCTACTTGTGCTCAATCGTGATGCGCACACGTGCGTTTATTGTGGTGATGTAGCAACAAGCGTAGATCACGTCATACCACGTGTCGCTGGTGGAGATGATTCAATGGATAATCTCGTGAGTGCCTGCACACGTTGTAATAGTCGCAAAGGAAGCTTAAACGGACACGTTTTTCTAGCACAGCCGTTTACA